CTTAAACTTCTTGAGGTCTTTGTCCTCGTAGTCGTAACCAAGGCCGACCAGTAGTTCATCTAATAACACGTCGGGGCTCCCTGGCGTCGGCGGTGAGGTCTAACAACTGGTGCATTAGTAGAAGATCCTCAATCGAGTACGTACCGTCCTGTAACTCCCGCAACGCACACAAGGGCGGGTCCGCCAGTAAGGGTCTGTGGAGGAACCCGTTGATCAGTGGGTACCGTTTGGGGTTCAGCCCCCCACTTTTGCCAGTAACCCTTGCGCCAGCGAACCCTTCATAAAACCCGAGAAGTTTGTCCTCAAAACGAAGAAGAAAACTTGGTACAGTTCCCCCAGTTGATCACCAGAAAAACAGGTCGTAATGTCCGCCTCCCGCATTACGACACCGTCCCGGGAAACCCCGACGACACATTGTTTCAGCAACCCCAGAACATCCTCGGGGGAGTTGGACGCAAACAGTAGTTGGATGCCTTTACCCACTTGCGCCACGTCATCACCGTCTGCCAGGGCAGACAAGGCCGGACCAAGTAACTTCGCCAGCCTCATCTGCATGAGGACTGCCTTCTCTGCCGGCCATTGTGTTACATGATACTCGTGGTCACCTATCGTAGTCCCCTCGGTCCTACACGCCATCTACTTAACCCCCCAGGTACAACATGTCTAAACGTTCAACAACAATAGACCACTCTTGGGCGTTGGCGTTGGTACCGCGAACCATGGTGGCAGTGCGCAAGATATAACCCTGGGTGCCACTACCAATATCGCCGCCCCTGGTGTCCTTGAACTGGACAAAGATGGGAACGAACGCGCCATTCTCCGCCGCCAGTACCAACCCGCTAAGGTAGGTATTCGAGTCGGAAGATTGCATCAGGCGGAACGTAATGCTACCACTGCGGTCGGCCGTTAGGGACAACGTCATCTCCCCATCGGTACCGACCTTGTGAGCACCGGTGTCTACCGACCGTTCCAGGGTAATGACGTCGTCGCCTTCGTCAAACCCACTGATCGCAATCCCGTTGACCAGTAGGATCGTGTCGAGAAAACTATACTCTTTCATTCTTGGCGCCCGCCTTTACCGTTCGAGGATACCGTTGATCTGGACGCTGTGGATCGCGCCAGCACCTATAATCACGAAAGCCAACCCGGGATAATGCCTGGCCTCTTTGTCGCTTTGGTTTACGTTGGCAACCGGTACCGTGGTTGTCTTGTAACCCAACGGCAGGAACTCGCCGTCAATGGTGGTACCTGGGGCAACAAACCCGTTCGCAACCGCCTCGTCCAACGCCTTGATGACCTGTTGTTCCAACGCCGCGACACCCTTGTCCGTATACGGGACTTTGGTCGGCCGAGTTAACAGGTACCCGAACACGTTGGTTTCGATGGCGTTGGTCAACCAGTCCAAACCATGTAGTTCGTCCAGGAACGATCCGTTCGCCATGTAGGACTCGGCGAACATAATCGACGCCCCCACCTCAACCAAGGCGTTAGCGTTCTTGTTGTCCAAGACTGCCTTCTGGGACGAGGTAAGACGCTCGACCGTGATACCTGGGAGTTGCTTAAACTTCAGGGTAATGGTGGAGTTTACCTGACTAAAGTTTACAGTGAACGCTCGACCTAACAGGCTTGCCGAGGGGTACTGCGACGGAGTCGAACTATACGTGGTAATGGTGCGCCTGTAGGAACCCGCCTTCAAGACACTGGCGATATCCGTGGTCACAACCGAGAACAACGTCGCGGGGTTGTTAGTGGTGTTGCCAAAGACCTTGACCCTGGCCTCACACCAATCGGCCGCCGCAACCACCGCATTTTCGGCGTTGACGATGGCAGCGTCCCGTACTTCTTTGGTGAACACCAGACCATACCAGTCGCCGTCCTCATCCTGGATGGCGTTCAGGGCGGTGGTGATGTCTTCTGCGTCGACACCCGTACCCACAATCGCACCGGCCTCGGAAGTCAGCCCGAACAGACCGGAAACATCGGTGCCGCCTGTTGGCGCCGTTGCGGTGCTGACGCTTGAGGTTGCCCCCGTTGTACCG